ATGAAGATCGCGCCCGTGCTCGCGCGATGGCGGCAGAAGCGAGAAGAGCTAAACAAATAGAGGATCTACTAGCAGGGGGTAGAAATATATCTGATGAAGATCGCGCCCGTGCTGAAGAGAAGTACATGAAGCGCAACGATGGTGGCATGGCAATGTCCGGTCGCGGCAAACCTGTGAGGACTTTCTGATGGCTGACGGTAGAACAATTTCAGATACAGATCGTATGTTAGCGGCACGTATGATGAACGAGGGTGAAAAAACCGTGTCTGATGCTGATGTTATCGAAGCATTGGGAATCTCAATGTCAAAGCCCACAGGAACTGAAACGGACAACTATGATCGTTCTTCGTCTGCAAGAGTTCTTAAAATGGCCACGCCAGAGCAGAAAGCCATGGCTCGTGCTCAGATGGGTGTTCCGGAAGGTATGAACATGGGCGGCACGATGCGTAATATGCCCGGTTACATGGGCGGCGGCATGATGCCCGGTTACATGGATGGCGGTATGATGGACGAAACTCTTGGCTACACACGCGGCGGCATGAAGGAAGAGAAGCGCGGCCCGATTAAGTATTCCAAGGGCGGTGCCATTAAAGGTAAAAACTATAAGGGGTCTTTTTAACATATGTCTGACCCAACGACCTTTGCATACTCTTTGTTAAGAGCTATACAGAGTCGCATAGAATTAACCCAGAGCTCGATCCTTAATGGCACTCCAAGAGATATGGAGTCCTACCGGAGCCTTACCGGAGAATTACGGGGTCTAGAATTTACTGAACAGGAGATAAAGGATCTTCTGCAATCTTCGGAGGAAGAATGACTAAGACACTATTAGTGCCCGACCATGTCTTGGACTCAATCAAGTCTAAAGAAACAGAAGAGACAAAGCCCTCAAGTGCCTATGTAGAGAAAAGTGAAAAGGTTCTTGATCCTTCTCTTGTTAGTAAAAACTTAAAAGAAAGACTGCCGCAGCCTACGGGTTGGCGGCTACTTGTGATGCCATATATGGGCAAAGCGGCTACTGAAGGCGGCATTTTAATTCCGGATGCGGTTCGAGATCGAGAAGCACTGGCAACGGTTGTTGCTTATGTTTTAAGGGTCGGACCACTAGCTTATCAGGACCCAAGTAAATTCGGTGAGGATTCAACCGCCTGGTGTGAAGAAGGCGATTGGGTTTGTATCGGACGTTATGCCGGAGCTAGGTTTAAGATTGAAGGCGGTGAAGTTCGCATCATTAATGATGACGAGGTTATCGCTACTATTCTTGAGCCCGATGATATCAAACACGTATAGAAAGAAGAGTTAAACCATGGAGATGTACCATGCCTGAAGAGACAAAAATTGACGTTGGTGACGACGAAGAAGATTCAATTGACGTAAGTATCGATGAAAATTCAAACACTTCTGATGACGATTCTGGCGTAGTTGCGTCGGAAGAATCTAATGAAGAAGAGTTGGAAGAGTATAGCTCTGGCGTAAAAGGCCGCATTAACGAGCTAACTAAACGTTTTCGCGAAGAGGAGCGACAAAAGCAATCCGCAATAACGTTTGCTGAAAACGTCCGCAAAGAAAACGAAAGTCTCCAAGAACGAATTAAATCCTTGGACAAAGGATTTCTTGAACAGTTTGACGGCCGTTTAAGTGTTGAAATGGAGTCGGCTAAGAACACCCTTCGAGAAGCTCATGAAACGGGCGACGTTGATAAAATCGTGTCCGCTCAAGAGTCTATGGCTGAATTAGCTGTTCAGAAAAGCAACCGAAAAAGTTTACAGTCATCTGAGGAAGATGAAGGCGTTGCGGTACAGCAGCCTGCTCCGGTACAGCAGCCTGCTGTTGCGAAAGCAGATCCAAAAGCGGAGTCTTGGGCGGCTAAGAATGATTGGTTCGGCCAAGATGAAGTTATGACATATGGTGCTTTTGGTATTCATCGCCGTCTTGTAGAGGATGAGGGGTTTGACCCGTCAACGGATGACTATTATGCTGAACTCGACAATAGACTAAGAAACGAGTTTCCAAATAAATTCGATTCTAAGCCTAAATCCGGGGGAAGAAAAGTTGCGTCGGCTGAATCTTCCAAATCCCGCAATAAGAGTGGACGGAAAACTGTGCGGTTAACGCCATCACAGGTAGCTATTGCAAAGAGGCTTAATGTGCCTCTCGATGAATACGCCAAATACGTGAGGGACTAAGACCATGACTACTGAGAATGACACATCTCGCCAAAAGTCTACGAGAACGCCAAGAGCCAATCAAACTCGTGCAGGGCAAGCACGCCGGGAACCTTGGAAGCCACCGTCCATGTTGGACGCACCACTTGCTCCAGATGGTTACAAACATCGATGGATTAGGTCCGAAGTAATGGGTTTTGATGACCGTAAAAACGTAGCAGCGCGATCCCGCGAGGGATGGGAGTTGGTACGTGGTGAAGAATACCCAGACTTTGATGTCCCAACCGTTGAAGATGGTAAACATGCTGGTGTTATAGGAGTAGGTGGTCTTTTGCTTGCAAGAATTCCACTTGAGATTGTTAAGGAACGTGACGCACATTTTCGTGGCATGACTCGCAATCAAATGGCCGCTGTTGATAACGATTTAGCTCGTGAACAGCATCCGGCAATGCCGATCAATAATCCTGATCGGCAATCTCGTGTAACTTTTGGAGGTCCTCAAAGCGAGGACTAGGAGATAAAAAATGGCTAACAGTAATGGAAGCTTTGGCCTGCGCCCAATTAGTAAATTGGGCGGAGGTTCAAATTCCACTGGTCTTACCGGATATACTCCGTATGAAATCGCTTCAGATAACACTGGCAAACTCTACCACGGACAGATTGTAGTACCCCTCGCTTCTGGGTATATCGACCATACATCTAATGCCGCTGGTGGGACTGTTAGTGCTCTGGGCGTATTTCAAGGATGTGAGTATGTCTCTAGCACCACTGGGAAAACGGTCTGGAGCAACTACTGGCCTGGTTCTGGGGCGGATAGTAACCACCCCGTTAAGGCCTTTATCAATGACGATCCTAATCAGTTGTATGTAGTTGCGACTGATGCGACGTGGACAAGCAAAGCAACGGCACGCGCAAGTGTGTTTTTGAATGCTAGTACTTCCACGGGCATTACGGGCACCGATGCTACAGGTGTTTCACTGGGACGTTTGGCTATTAGTTCTCTGGCAACAACCAATAGCTTGACGTTACGGGTTATGGGTTGGACTGAAGATCCTGAGAATCAGGATTTTGCAGCCGCTGGAATTGGCGCAATTGTCCGGTTGAACAACAGCTTTAATGCACCTACGGGTTCCATTTCTGCTGGTTCTGTTTCAACCACTGGCGTGTAGGAGGATTGAAAAATGGCTATTAGTAGAGCCCAACTAGCTAAAGAGCTGGAACCCGGACTTAACGCTCTTTTCGGCCTTGAGTACGCTCGGTACGACGATGAATCTTCGGAGATTTATGATACTGAATCTTCGGAACGTGCTTTTGAAGAAGAAGTTATGCTTTCCGGTTTCGGGTCTGCGCCCGTTAAACAGGAAGGTTCCGCGATCACCTTTGACGATGCTCAAGAAGCGTATACCGCTCGGTACACGCACGAGACCATCGCTTTGGCCTTCTCGATCACGGAAGAGGCCATCGAGGATAATCTCTATGACCGCTTGGCTTCTCGCTATACAAAAGCCTTGGCGCGGAGTATGGCCAACACCAAACAGGTGAAGGGTGCGGCTACGTTGAACAATGCGTTTGACAGCACTTTTACTGGCGGTGATGGTAAAGAGCTTTGCGCGACGGATCACCCTTTGGTGAACAACGGTTCGCTTCGTAATGAGCCCAGCACTGATGCTGACTTGAACGAAACCAGCCTTGAGAATGCTCTTATTGACATTGCGGCTTTTGTCGATGAGCGCGGTCTTAAAGTCTCGGTTCGTGGGCAGAAGTTGATTATCCCACCGGCACTTCAATTTGTCGCGGATCGTCTTCTTGAGTCTACACTTCGTCCAGGTACGGCGGACAACGATATTAACTCTATGCGGAACATGGGTATGCTCCCGCAGGGTTATACCGTTAACCACTATCTGACAGACACGGATGCGTTCTTCATTAAGACGGATGCACCTCGCGGTTTCGTTCACTTTGAACGTATGCCGATGTCCACGAAGATGGAAGGCGACTTTGATACAGGCAATGTACGGTTCAAAGCCCGTGAGCGTTATAGCTACGGTTACTCTGATCCCCGTTGCGTGTACGGATCTAAAGGCGCGTAAGAAAAAGGGGGAGAGGAGACTCTCCCCCACTTTCTGGGAATCATGCAACCCTAGCGACTGTCCCAGCAGACGCTTACGAAGACTCTAGGGTTAATCTCTCGTAAGGAGAAATCAGATGGCTAACACGACTTTTAATGGCCCCGTACGTTCAGAAAATGGCTTCGAAGACATCAGCATTGCTGCCGTTACGGGCGTGGAAACCACCAACAGCACCTACGGCACCAATGCTACAATCGGGGGCAGTATTTCTAACCCCACC